CCAGAAATTGCATACAATTTATAAGTAACATTCCCTGATGGAGATCCTGCCTTAGATAGCCAAAACTTAGCACTATATAAATAATCACCCGAACCACCAACAGTAAACGTTTGGAAGAACGCGTTAGAATTTATATTATAAAGTAAGCCAGATGAGCCGGCACTTCCAAGCTCATAACTATCTATTAATACAGGCATGTCGTATTACACTACGACGTTGGACGTCGTCCCACTGCGTACCAAAGTACAGTTAAGTTGGGACTAAGAATACCAAGTAAGTTATTAGCCTGGAATGTAAAATTCGTCTTTGTAATAGATTTTATAGACGGTGTTCCGAGTGTACCACCAAGAATACCACCCATAACAAATGGCACTTCCTCAAAAGGTTGAGGAAAAGTAACAGTAACAGTACCTGATGTACTCATAGCTGAACCAAAGAAGCTTTGCATGTTTTGACGTTCTTCTGTGTAATTAGTAGTTCCTGGAACGGTAAAGTTATCAGGATCTCCGCCTTGCCTCATGCGTACTTGACCCGATAGAAGTTCATCTGCTGTAATTTTTGTTTCTGTCATTATTTTATCCCTACACTACATCCACTGCGATAAATGCAGGTGATGTAGATGATTTTATTGTTAACGTTCCAGCTACGGGAGCAACTCGAACTTTATACGTATGAGAACCGGCTGATGGCGAAAGATACACAACCGTAGACATACCCACTTGAGCAGAAGCGCTATTTGATGTTAGACCAGCTCCAGTAGATAGTACTGTTGACCCTTCCATTATGTATATTTCAGCAGCGGTGCTGACTGCTGTATTAAGAAAAAGTAAATACGCTGTAATTCTAATCCTAGCTCCGGCAGGAACAGTTACAGTAGTAGTTACGCCTGTAACATCAAAAACCCCTGCCGTGTTTTGATCGGTGGTTACCTGTGTATAACCTAGAGCTGAGGTTGGATATTGAGATCTATTTATTATTTGTTTAGCCATGATTAACCCCTATTTCCTTCTAAGTAGTGTATTTGTGAGTTTGTTTTTTTCATATTAAACCCCTATCGCAATCCACTGATAATAAACTATTTGTCCACTTGAATAATTACCTGCTGGGTTTGTCACATAGGCGTTAAAACCAGTGTTCCTGATAGCTACAGCTTTAGCTGTTTGGTGCGCGGCTACATTGGCGTCACCATCACCATAAACAATGGGTACATTTCCTGTATCACCGCCAGGAGATATAAGAACAATTGGACGCCCCACAAAAGCAGTATTAAATGTCACAGCCTCTGAAATTTGGTTAGTAGTACTACCAAACTGCATAGCGCCCCATCCTGATTCAAACCTAGCTCCTGGAGTACTGGTGTTTGTTGTGTTATCTTGTCGTTTAATTGGTAAGACGGCTGGCAACAAGCCACTTGCATCAAGTACAGGTATCGTATTAGCCGTAGGCGTAGCGCTGGCCGCGAATCCACCAACTGTAGCTGCATTACCAAATACACTATTAACTACTAAGAAGTCAACCATAATATCATCACCAGTAAGTGGTGCGTCTGACATTGTGAATGTACCAGTTCCAGGAGAGGTTTCTGTAAAGTGAACTGTACGCTTTTGGTCGATACCATTAATCTTAACTTCTAGTGTTCCACCAATATATGTTCCACCTGGGACTGTGAATAGTGTATTAGATCCGTTTACGAGTCCTGTAGGTGTTTGGCTAGTAATAGGAGCACTAGAACCGCTAATCATAACTTGGTTTCCTACGATAGGAATAGCCACAAGTTTAGATAGTGTCGCTGGGGGTGTTGAGAATGTAAACGTGTTACCAGATAGAGTGTAATCGTTACCAGCACCTGGTTGCATGAATACACCATTCTTAAATACCCACGCCATAGTAGGAGCTGTAGGTAATGTGAATGTTGTAAGTGAACCGTTTGGTGTACCAGTTAAGACTGTAGCTGCATTAATAGAAGAAGTGAATAGGTCATCACTATAAATAGCATTAGAGATAATCCAATTTGCTGCTATTGACTGTGCAGTACTTGTGGTTAAACCATGAGACTGAGCACGTACAACAGTAAGTGTATCAGAAACACGGTTCGTAACCATAAGAAACTCAGAGTTACTAAGTGAAGGAAGCGCATTTGATGGAGCAGCTGTTACAGGAAAAGGAAATACAGAGGGAAACCTAGCACCGTGTCCAGAAGCAAGCACAATAGTTGTACCACTTGTAGCTGGGGATGGTGCAGTAAGTACCGTTCCTACTGCTAGATCCTTAAAGTTACTCATATTATTGAACTACCTCATAGAATAGGCCGTCATCAACAAAGTTATGTCGAGCTACAGTAGTTCCGTAATCCTCAGAGATAGCAAGAATAAACTCGTCCTTTTTACCGACTATATGAAACACTTGAGGTTCTTCGCCTAATGTCATACGAGTGCGTCGTGTCCATACTAACTTTTCACCGTCACCATCAAAGATAACAGCGTTTTTAATAATAGTACCTTCGCCTTCGTGGAGTATAAATGTCTCTAGTTTGGTTCGATCAATATCAAGATAAGCGTGGGTTGTCCCATCGCTATCTATTTGGTTGAGTGATGTGCCGTCGTTGTATCGAGCGGTCCATTGAAGTTTTGCCATGGAATTGTATTTCCTTTACTAGGCTAAGTTAATTATTAAACGCTTGTGTCGTCGTACTGCCAAGTGATTGTTTCTGTAGCAGAAGCACCTTGTCCGGCTGTACTATCTACTGCGATCTGTAGAACAACAAGTGTACCTACGTCAGCAGCTGAGGTTGTGCTACCAGTGATAGATAGTGGTGAACCTGAAGTATAAGTGAATGCAGATACTGGAGTACCAACACCTGGGTAGTTTGTGTTATTTAGAACTGTACCTGTAGTTCCAACAGTACCAGTTGCCTGAGTATAAGTTGAAGCTGCACCAGATACATTAAGTGAAACACCTGTACCGAGTGAGTTAGATCCGTCAGTATACCACTTGATGTTATTCACTGTACCGCTTGTGATAGCAGATACGTAAAGTGAAGTTGTAGCCCAGAATGAGTAGTTAGATCCTGAAGCTGGGATAAGGATAGGGTTAGTTGTGCCAGCGGTAGTGTGAGTATCGTCGGCTTGTAGTCGAGTGTTAATACTCGTAATGTCGGTTTTTGTTGGAGTAGCTCCGGTCCATCGACGAATTTGTACTGTTGCTGGCATTATTTATTTCTTTCTAAATTAAAATCTACCCCGTATTATACGAGGTAGAAGTGAATCGTTCAATGGTCTATAGAATAAACTCTCGTTGCCAAACCTTTAAAGCTTCTGAGTTAGTCTTGATTTTATATGCTTCGTCAATACTTGGTTTTACATCATTTGGAGCGTAATATGTAGATTGGGGGTTTAGTTCGATTCTTAAACCATTAGCCCAGAACTTATCTGATAGCAAAACTGTTTTATACATTGTTTCGCGTTTCATATTAATCATATGCTTTTTAAGTGCACTCACCCTAATAACAGATCCATAGAAGTGACCAATAGATACCGGATAAGAATCTTCTTCGTTATCTTCTATTGTATCTAATGCTACGCCACCTTCATAAGTATATCCGTATCTTCCACCTAATACATCGTAATCTACTGGTGTAGCTACCATAGCGAGTTTTCTGTAACTTGGCCTCTGTAAGTATACGTCTAATGAGCTTTTTAAGCTACCTGGACATATACCCGAATGGGCTTCTAAGAAAACAATAAAAGCACCAGATGCTACTTCTAGTGCTTTCGCCTCATCTTTGAGGGGGATAATTTCGTAGTCAATTCCTTTTAATTCTTTATCTATGCTTTCCCATTGTGCTTTTTGCAGATATGGGACTACTACTGTAAGGATCATAAAATATTTCGTTCTCTTTCTCGTCTATGCTTTTTATAATTTACTGGATAATCCAGCTTAATGTTCTGGGGATTATCACCCAGTTCTTTCTTGATGTTGATGTATTTTCCATCCACCCTTGGGTTGAGATGAATCTCGTGTGAAGAGTATTCGATCCCAACCAAGTATTCATCTGGCGCTAAACCATATAGAGCAGCTAGAGTTGCTTCATCTATATATTCTTGTGCTGGTTCAAGTGGGGACGTTTTACCGTATCCAGGATGACAGACGTAAGGAAGTGATACCATCTATTGCCTTTCTATAATAACATTAGCGTTTAGTGTTTGTCAAGTAGATTATAAAAGATTGTTCGTACTGATATATTCTAGGTAGTAGTTATCTGAATGTGTTTGTGTTGGTTGGCTAATATCAAGTCCTGATATTTTTTTGAGCCAGTAGTTATCACCGTGAACACCAGTTCCATTAGCGATAATACGGAGCCATTCATTATTTGACTTCGTAACTGTAGCAGCACCCCCGGCTAGTTGTTTCAGCCAGGAGTTGTTGCTTTTAATTACAGTACCGTTAGCGATTTCCTGTAGCCAGTAATTATTGCTACGTACAGGCATTACTAGAATCCGTAGTTAGGGTTGTCGTTAAGTGGGTTAAGTTGCCAGTTGTAGTTGAATGCGTATAGGTAGTATTGATTCAAACCGTTAGCAGTAGTATCAAGTGTGATCCAGTTGTTCTCTACGATAGTTGTATCGAAGTTAGTTGAAGCTGGAGTAGCGAGAGTTTCAACACCAGTAGATACAAGCTTCTTAACAAGACGAACTTGAGTAACTGATAGGTTGCGAGTGTTGATACCGAAGTTGTTTCCAACACCGATTGAGTAAGTTGCACCAGCACCAGTTTGTGTTGGGATAGCAATACTTGTGACTGTGTGGAATACTTTTGTTCCAGTAAGAGTACCAGGAGTTGCAGCTGTAGGGGTAAGGCTCTCGGTAATTATCTTACCTTCGATGTTCTTACCAGTTACTACGATAGCAGCGGCTGTAATTGATGCGCCTGTACCACCAGAAGTAATGCTAATGTTTCGGGGTGTAGGCAACACGTAGTTAAGTGTTGCGTTTGTAGCACCCGTGTTGGTTGATGTGATAGCTGTTGAAATAGCGGTTGCAGTTCCGGC